AGCAGAGGAGGTCGAGGAGATAGATCTGTCAAAGAAAAGATCCACTCTTTTCTCTTCTCTAGGAATGTGTGATGCTCTCCTTAAGCTGGTTAGCAACCAACTAGAGAAGGTCAAGGGTAGGAAGAATATTGATGTTAAACAGATGTGTTTACCGATATTAAGGGAGTTTGGATCTTTATCCCTAAACAACATGTTTGGAAAAGCCGAAAGATACCCTATAACTGAAGATGGTGTCTTGGAAAAAGGGAGAAATATATTTTCATGCCCTTTCCCAACTCACATTCTCGGATCCTTTTTAACAAGGGATCACGACATGAAAGGTCAGAAAGTTTCAGAACCTGTTAACTTTCTGAACTACGACACCCCGTCAGCTTATAAGTTCTCTGCATTTTACGGAGGAATCGACTCGTTAGTACGTAAGATATCTGATACTAACGAAACCTTTAGTTTGATTTATTCAGACAATCTTTATATATGCTATAAAGAAGAGGATGGGAGTTTTACCTGGTTCTCACTAGACCTTGTCAAAGGAGAAGCCAATGCTAACAAAACTCACGTTCAGGCTCTGATATATTATCTCCTAACGAGGCGATTCACCGATTATGAAGACACGGGTACTTATTACAGGTTTAACAACTCATGGTTATTTTCTCTATTACTAATTTTTCCGAACTTTATTTGCAACAACTATGCGATTTTAGGCAACAACAGGTTTAAGATTTACGGACAGTCATCGGGAAACCCTTTGACGTTCGAGATTAATCACTTAGTTTCATCTATCTTTGAAAATGAATGGAGGAAAAGGGGTATGCCTCATCCCAGATCAGATGAATTCAAACAAATTATTTCAGACACTGGCATTAACTTTAAGATTGAGTTAGCCAATACGTTTATCAAGGCGAAAATATTTAGAGCTTCTGCAGATTCACCAGACTTTGCATCCTACCTAAACTTTGATAGTTATGGAGAAAATGGAGTTGTAGAACTCGATTTTCTTGGGTGGGATGCAATTTCTGTTGAAATTGAGGGTAAAAAAGTCTTTGTTCCTGTTTTAGCAAGAGAGAGAATGTTGAACACTCTACTCTTCCCACAACCCATACCTAAGAAATTAGGAGAAGTTGATTCACCACTTGTGAGGAAGTTACATCGCTTAACACAACTATCTGCTATTTATGTGATCGGGGGTTTCTATTACACCGACATAAAAAGAGTCGTCGTCAGTTTGATAAGGTCAACGACAGCTTCTCTACAATCCCTTCAGGTAGACACAGAGAGTGTTATTTATAACAATGAAGAACTTCGTGTTCTTCTTCAAGACTTAGTTATAGGAATGGAATTGCCTATGGACCTAGCTAACGATTTAAATTCCCTGATATCATCAGCTGTTTCTGACAATATAAATGATCTGGTCATTAGAATAAATACGCCGTTTTTTTCCGACAAGGTCGAAGACCACGAGGTAACGCGACCTTCAGCAAAAGTTGACACAAAGAAATTCCTTAGATTCCTCAACCAGGATGCACTCCTAAACAACTCTGGGAGGAGATTTGTTTGGGCAGATGAGGATGAGGAAGAGATCCC